AGCGGTGTCAGACTGCAGTGACCTTATCGGTCTCAAGTACCGACTTGGAGCTGATGGGAGCGACGGCTCCATAGATTGCATACATCTCTGCTATACCGCCTTTGATCGGCTCGGAATCCAAGCACCACCTTTCGACGATGGATGGTATAGAGCTAGTAGAAGTCATATCTTGAGAGAACTGTACGGAAGTTTCGTCAGAGTTCATGAGCCTCGGTACACTGAAGGGGACTTACTACTTATACCTGAAGAAACATGGGTGTTCGGGGTGATATGGGAAACAGGCGTTCTATACGCAAGCGCAAGGCAGGGAAAAGTGGCGTGGTCTACGGTCCAACACTTTACGAAGCTCCATTGCTTCCGTTCGAGAAAGAGTTAATTAAAACAATTGGATTAAATGAAGAAGAGTATAGATATTTTGTTGCTGAAGTAAGGAAGAAAGGAAGAATCAGGCCTGCTGGATATGAATTAATTCCTGAAATAAGTGCTGGCCCGTTAGTAGCAGCAGGCGGTGGCTTGACAGTACTTGGCCAGATTGTCGTTGGAGTTGCGTTAACGGCTGTCTCGATGCTGTTGCAGCCAAAACCAAAATCCCCTGGTGCGATAGATCGCAGAACTTTAGACAGCTTTACAGGTAGAAATCGTTTTACTCCAACAACAGGTTTTGAAAGTCAAGCGGAATTAGCTGATTATGGAAAACCTATTCCTATTATTTTTGGTCGTTATCTTGATATTGAAGAAACAGGAGGAATATTAGTTAGTCCTCCTTTGGTTTGGAGCCGTATGTTCAGTTATGGCTCTCAGCAAGGGGTCAAGTTAATGTTTGTTGTAGGAGAACAAGGTTATCAAGATAGTGCAACTTTTGATGGCATAGCACTTCCAGAAGTTAAAGGAATCTTTTTAGGTAACGGTAATTTAGATACTATTTATGATCATACTTTTGCTTTCTATTGGAAGAGGAATACAACAAAATCAGGCTTTTCAAGAATAAAAGCAACAAATCTAGCTTATGGAACAAGGGGAACAGTCAACTCAGGAGACCCAGAAAATAACGATGATATTTTTATGTGTCCTGTTAAAACAGGAATAAACGAGGGTTTTTGTGCTGTCCATAGTCTTAGCAACAATGCTGAATTTGGTTGCTATCAACCTATATTTAATGGAACTGTTTATAAGCTTCCTTGGCGTGTAGTTTCCAACCCTAAAGATAGTACTAAAAGACAAAATAGTTGGGAGAGGTTAAAGATTGCAGGCGATGAAAATGGTCAAAGTCTATATGAAAGTGGCGGAGGTGGAGAGTGGCAAAACAAATTAAGAGAATTTGGAATGAGTGGAACAGGTAGAGGATATTGCAGGGGGTTAGGTATTACTCATTTAAATGAGACACCTGTTTCTAGTAATGACCCAGGATATGAAGAAAGAGTAGTTTCTAAAGATGACGTTATTAACTTTAGTATCTCAGGGAAAAATATTAGACAGGATTTATATGGTGATGAAGCTGACAGTGAAAGAGTAAAAATTGATGATATTAATAGTGCAACAGAAGAAGATCGACTTGCTGCTGATGAAGCTCTTCAATTAGGAGAGACTTTTATGATTGGTCGCACAACTTGGCAGGTAATAGCAAGATCAACAGAACCTTGGAAACCACCTTCTGAAAACAATAATGAGGATACGGCTAATGTAGATGTCAGGCTTAAGTGTATAGATGTTCCGTCAGATGAAAGTCAAGCAAGAATTGGCATAGTAAATGCTGATGTTATTCATGTAACTAATAAGGGTTATTTTAAAGATTTAATAGACAAAGAGGGGACTGAGGATGATACTTCTGCGCCTGGGGCAGCCTTCTATCCGTTAATGAAATCTTCACTAGGAATAGTTAGAAATACTAGACCATGTGAAGTAACAGAAATAGGACTTAGATCCAAAGTATTTCAACGATTGTCTGGTGTAACAAATTTCCAAGCAATACCGCAACCACAAGAGTTGATTAACATGGATAATGATGAAGTGTTAATAACTTCAGGTACAAACACGTCATATATTAAACGGGCTTCTGTTTTCTCTGTTGAGGTTAGAAAAGTAGGATCTGGTAGTGATACTTGGAACCCCTTGAATCAATTATTTGCAGTTGTAGGTAATAAACCTATAGATCAATATAATTATATTCGTTTTGTGCAACCAGAAAAAGGAATTTATGAATATAGGTTTGTCCCTAGAAATGGAGCAAATTTAAACGATATTCCTATAACAGAAGAAGTCATTGTTTTAGGGACAGGAAGTGTTGTTACAGACACTCTTTACACTCCCGATGGTTCATTCACCTATACAACAACAGGAGCAAGAAAAGAGCTGTTAGAACTAAGAACTAATAAAGAATTTTGCAATGAAGCAAGTTCAACAGTCTCAACACCTGGAACGGGGAAGCCTACAAGGGTAGAAGTTATTACACGTTTGCCTGATTCTGGGGCAGAAGAAGCTGAAGTTACTGCCGTAACGAAAATAGATATGTATTCAAATCCTCTAGGGGCAACTATTGGACGGATGGGTGCTTTCTGTTGGCAATTGTTTGGACAAGCAACTGCTACAAGTGCTGATACAAAAACAAGTGCTTCAGTTAGGGAAACGCTTACTGATGGGAGATGGGTAAGGATTAAATATACCGCTGGCAAGATTGCTTTAGACGCAAATCATCCAAGTGAGGAAGATTTTGCTTATAACATTCACACCTATGAAGTAACAGATAGTTCCAGCGGATTTGATCACGGAGCTGAATTTACGGTCATTAAAGACCTTGATAGCGGCAATCCTTTTAAAGACGCTGATTCAGTGACAATGACTAAAGCAGGGATAAAGTTTTCAGTTACAGGCATTAATGTTACTAACAGTATTAAAGGCAGAGCACAAGCTTACTTGTATGAAGCACTTGGAAATCCTGCTAGTTATGCAAATTCAACAAGAACAGTAGATATTAATGGTTCTGCTAATGGAAAAGATATCAGATTAAAACTAACTGCTGAAGCAAATAGATGGGATGCACTGCCTAATTATGACGATCAAAATCCTCATTGGTCAGGCGAAGAATATCATTGGGGTAATCATAGATTTGAGGTTGACCAGTCAAATACTGACGCAGGTTGGTCCGTTGGAGATACCTTTGAAATAACAGTATCAGATCCGACTAATCCTTATTGGAATGATAGTGATGGAGGGTTTAGGTTTGGTAATAGATTTGTTATTGCAGGCAACAATGAAGCAATTGTAACTTCAGCAACATTCAATGCACAAAGATACTTTGAAGGGCAAAGTCAGTATTCAGATGTTAGTTTTTATGATGGAGTTGAAAAATCAAATGACGGAAATCCAGAACATACCATTACTTATGTTAATGAGTCTTTAGATAATCCTGATGATGATCCTCCCTCTTATGACAAGTTAACAACAGCAGGACTTGCATTAAAGGCAAGTAGAAGTTTTTCAGCAATAGATCAAATAAGGTTCTGGCTAAAAGAAGGTATTCCAGTAAAAAGATGGCATCCAAGCCTGACAACTGCCTATGGCAATTCTAATACAAATGGACCCAGTAATCTATTGACTGACCTTGTTTACTACTTATTAACCGATCAAGTAGCGGGAATAGGCAATTCTTTTAATCCATCTGTTTATAATGACTCTTTAATCAATACAACGGATTTAATTAATACTTCTAAATTCTTGTATGAGAACAAATTGTTCTTTGATGGGGCGTTAGATCAAGCAGTAAATATCAGGCAATTCATAGCAGATACAGCACCTAATTTCCTTTGTAATTTTGTTATTAGTAATGGTAAATTTAGTTTAAAACCTTCTTTACCTGTTACTTCTGGAGGAAAAATTGACACAAGTGCAGTAGTTATTAAACAGTTATTTACTGCTGGCAATATTCTTGAGGATAGTTTTAAATTAAGTTACTTAGATGCTGATGAAAGGAAACCTTTTAAAGCAGTTGTTAGATACAGAGAAGCAAAGAAAAACGAACTTCCAGAAGAAAAAGCTATTATCATTAGATGGAAAGATACAAATGATACTTATGATCGTAATTATGACCCTGTTGAATCCTTTGATCTGACTTCATATTGCACAAGCTTGAATCATGCAAAATTGGTCGGTAAGTTTTTCTTATCTATAAGGAGAAGAGTTACGCATACTGTTGAATTCTCCACTGTTGTCGATGATTTAATTCTTGGTCCTGGTGACTACATCAAGGTAATAACAGAATCAAATCCATATAGTTCAGCAAAGAATGGAACGATTAATGCTTCTGGAGTGATAACGAGTGCAAGCACCTTTAACGCAGGAACCTACTTGATTACTTACTACAAGACGGGATCAGAGGACGTGCAAGAAACAACGATGACGGTGCTTTCAAATGGAACGGTTGAAGATTCTGCTTTATATAGTTCTGTTTTCACTGTTCAAGATGTCAAAAATAGTGAGAATGTCTATCAGGTTGAACAATTGATGATTAACGAGGACAATACAGTGCAGGTCACAGCTTCTCATTTCCCTTGTAATGACAGCCTGTCAAGCCAGATAGCTCTGGACGTTACAGGTAATAATTACAATGTTGAAGGTAACTTCTAATGGCTTTTCCTACGCTCACACCTAGCTCAAGAAATTTCTCACCAGGAGACTTTCCTACTAAAAAGTTCAGGTCTCAATCAGGGTCAGAGACAAGGATTTTATATGGATCGAAAAGGACAGGGATGAAACTTTCTTTGGGATATAAAAATATCAGTGATGCTAATGCTGAGTTGTTTCTTGATGATTTTGAAGCTCAAAAAGGAACCTATACAGCTTTTGCTATTAATGAAGATTTGAAGGGAGGATGGACAGGTAATAGTGATGCGTT